GAGCTGAACGGCGTAGGCAGAAGAAAGCCGGAATAAAGGTGCAGAAAGAACCCACTCTGAATCTGAAAGTCAGTGATTTCGACCACATGGTCTCTCATGCGGAGAAGTCAGCCAAGGAAAGAGCGACAGCGGCGGCAATCCACGAAATCGACCGACAGATTCTTGAGCATGACGAAGCCTATTCTCTCGACATTGACGCAATGGTGCTGTGGACGCTTCATGTTTACCTCGGGTTCGGTAAGAAGCGTCTCGAGAGATTCTACCGGGATATGTTGAAGGAACACATTCACATGAGGGAGGTCTACGAAATGGACGATACCTACCCGGAACGCTACAAACTCAAGGAGCTTTGCAATGTCGATGTGGAAGCTCTGAATAATGAATTTAAGGAGGTTATACACAATGTATAAGTTGAAGAACGTCAACGGCAGAGTGAACGCTCTGCTCCGCACCGGGAAGGATTTCGTAAAGAACAACCTCTCCGTGTCTGCGGCACGGCATATCATTGACACTGGTAAGCTGGTGGAATCTGACAACCCGGACTACCCTATCTGTATTGATAACCAGTGGTATTTCGAGGGTGTCGAGGTCAAAAAGACAGCGAAGAAAGCCCAGTTGAGTTCCATGTATGGGGAAATGAAGGAGGGCAAGTAAATGAGCCGAACTTTCTACTCCGAGTATGTGAATCATTGTCTGCGATTCTATGCTCGACATGACAGACCGAAGTTCCACTCGGAAGCAGACAAGCATAACTGGGCGGCGTGTGACAGCGCACTCAAGTCGTTCTCCGATAATGACCGAGCAATGCTTCTGTATATCTATCGTGAGGGTGATACCGTCCCGGACAATATCTATCAGTTGGCGAAGTCCAAAGGTATCTCACAGGACAGCATTTGGAAGCTCGTAAATGAGCTGGAAAGAAAGGTGGCAAAGCGGCGTGGTTTACTATGACAATATTCCCGAGGAATTAAAGAAACTCGACCAGTGGGTGTGTGCGAATGATGGAAGTAAAGTCCCTATGAAAGCATGGGAGAACGAAGCCGCTTCCTCAACCAACCCGGAAACATGGTCTGATTTCGAGACTGCTCTCGAATCGTACAACCAGCACTATTACGACTACTGCGGTTTCGTGTTTGCGGACAATGGGTATGTCGGGATTGATATTGACGAGGGGTACGATGAAGACGGTCTTATGAGCGTCCTCGGGGCTGATATTGTCGGTAAGTGCCACAGCTATACGGAGAAATCCCGGAGTGGGCGTGGATTCCATATCCTACTCCGTGGAACTCTCCCCTTCAAGGGCAAGAACAATCTTGCTGGCGTGGAGATTTACAAGGCGGCTCGCTACTTCATTATGACCGGGAACACCCTTCTCTACCGAGAAATCATCGAGAACCAAGAAGCGATTGATTATGTTGTAGAGAAATACTTCCCGGAAGCTCGAGAGACCTCCGATAAGGTGGTTGTTGGGCGAGACAAGATATACGCCCCGGTATGGGAAGAACCTGTCGTGAATGGGCGTGTAAAGCTCCGTCCAGCATATCCAAGAATCCCGGACGGAAGCCGCAATATCTGTCTCACCTCCCTCGCTGGTATGCTCCACAATCAAGGCTACTCCAAGTCACAGATTTACGAGGAGCTGTTGTACGCCAATACGGTTGCCTGTGACCCACCTCTCGACCGAAACGAGTTGCGAACTATCTGCAACAGCGTCACGAGGTACAAGCGATGAAGATTAAATGCTGTAAGGACTGCGTTGCTCCGAAGCGACACCCCGGCTGTCACGGTGTATGTCCCGAGTACCTATACGAAAAGGCACTGTGGGAGGAAGAAAAGAAAGTCATTCGTGAGGAACATAGGCGATTCAGTGAACTATACGAGCAACGCTCCGAGGGAGTGCGAAAAGCATTAAAACACAGAAGACGATAACTTGCACAGAAAAGATAAAAATTTATCTTTTAGGTATTGACATTCAATCTTGTATGTGTTATCTTATAATCACAGCAAGACAAAAACTTATCCAATAAAGATTAAGGAGGATTTTATCATGGAAGTTATGAGAAACATGACTATTGACACTGAACTGTTTGAACTGGGAGACATTATCTCCTTCACACTCACCACAGGGGAAAAGGTTAAGGCGAAAGCCATTCGTGAGACCCCGAACGGTATGCTTTTCATCACCGTTGACTGTCTCAAGGACGAGCAGAAAATGTTCGAGAATCCCGGCAGAGCCGAAAAGGTTGACTACGAACATTCCGACCTTCGCAAGAAGTTGAACGGAGAAATCTTCGAGAGCTTCCCGGAGGAAATCAAGGGTCGCATGGTTGGTATGCGAGTAGGTCAGACGAACTGCTTTGATATGCTCCGTATTCCTACCGAGCGTGAAATCTTCGGAGAGAACCCTTACGGTAAGGACGAGCCTGTATCTGTTAGACGCTTCTACGGCATGGAGAACCGCCGTGAGCGTATCGCTTTCCAAGGCTCGGAGACAGGTACATGGGAATGGTACTGGTTGCAGAATAAGGTTGAGGATTCCGCTTCCGTTTTCGCCGGTGTCAGCGGCAACGGTAATGCGGACTGCTACGACGCTTCCGATTCTCTTGGCGTTCGCCCGGTCTTTCTCTTATCCTAAAATCTCGCCCCCTTGTGGGGCGAGTTCAATAAAGAACGGAGGTAAATGTTGTGCAGACAAGATGTGAAAACTGTAAGAAAAGATGTGTCTGCCACGCTTGCCCTCTACATAATCAATGCCGCTACGCTTTGAGGTGCAAATCCTCAAAGTGTTACTGCGGAAAATATAGGAGGTTATCAGAAAATGGAACAGAACAAAATCTGTCCTCTCCTCACGACTAACACTGTCGTAGACGAGAATAACACCGTGAAAATTGGCACACAGCCTGTTTTCTGCGTAACCGAGCAGTGTTCGTGGTGGTTGGAGGACAAACAGAAATGTGCAATCGCAGTTATGGGAGGTAAGAAATAATGGCATATTACATGAATAAGAGCGTCCCGGCGAAGCGAGGAGATATTTTCTACATTTCCAACTCCAAGTGCTACGCCACAGACCCGAGTAATACAGAGGGAAGACCAGCAATCGTTGTCTCCTCTGATAAATTGAATGAACACGCAGATGTTGTCGAGGTGGTCTATCTCACCACCAAGGAAAAGCGTCTCATGCCTACTCATGCAGAGGTGCTGTGCAAGATTCCTTCAACCGCTCTGTGTGAGACCATCTACACGGTCAATAAGGACAGGCTGGGAGATTTCGTCAGTACCTGTACCGATAAGGAAATGGAGGGTGTCAATGCTGGAATCCTCTGCTCACTCGGTATCGCCGCTCCTGTGGTCGATGGTGAGCCTGTTGACAACTCTGTAACGGTCGAGAGGAATCTTTACAAGCACCTTTACGAAGACCTTCTCAATAAGGTAATGGCGAGGTGATGGATATGGGTAAAGGAGCTGATATGAGCTGGGAAGACATTCAGAATGAGTTCGACATTATGAACCGAATGTCGTGCCGCCCGGTTGGGTTGCAAAAAGTCCCCGGCAATCATATTTTCGATGAAGACCAGTCTGTGAAATGGAACAGAGAACAGGTCGAATTGAATAACAAGAAGTATCAGAGTGAAGTCGCTCGGCTCAACACCGAGAAGAACAAGGCTCGAGATTCCGTCTACAATCTGATTATCGAAAAGATTCAGTATGAAGTGGGTCACAGGCTCTCTCGCAAGAAAGCGGAAGCCATTTGGAATCGTGCCTATGAGGACGGACACTCTTTCGGATTCTATGAAATCCGTTGCCGCCTGTCAGACCTTATTGATTTGGCGATTACTCTGCTGGGAGGTGATAAGTAATGCAAGAGCTTTTCGAGAACGGTCGTGTCATTATGGACGAGGACTTATCCTCGAAGATGTATCTGATTAAGCAGTATCACCCCGAGAAAGCAGACGAGACCAGCTCCGGGTTTGAGTGGTCTGAAATGGGTATGGCAAACCTGTTTGGCTTGCTCTATTCTCACGAAGCTCGCTACTGCCCGGAATACAAGAGCTGGTACACCTATCACGAGGGAGCATGGCGTAAGGACGAGGGAGCAATTCTCGTGTCCGAGAAGATTAAAGATTTCGTTCGTTTGATGATTCTCTACTGCGGAGAAATCGAGGACGATGATACCCGAAAGTCCTACACCGGGTTCGTCAATAAGATGGGTGACAGGCGTATGCGAGATAGAATCCTCAAGGACGCAACAGGTGAGCTTCGTATCTCTGCTGTGCAGTTTGACGCAGACCCTTATCTCATTAACTGTCTCAATGGTACATACGACCTTCGAGACTTCTCCTTCCGGGAACATAGCTGGGACGATTTTCTCACCATGCAGACAGCATTTAGCCACACTATCTCCAAGACGGTTAAGTGTAAACGCTGGGAGAAGTTCATTAAAGAGGTCACACAGAATGACGAGGACAAGGCAGACTTCCTTCAAAGAGCTTTGGGTTATTCCATGCTGGGTATGAGCAACGAGGAGTGTATGTTCATTCTCCACGGTAAGACCACTCGTAACGGTAAGTCTACTCTGCTCAACACCATCGAGACCATGCTCGGTGACTATGCCAAGGTTGCCCCGGTCGGTATGATTTGCCGTGGAGACCGTCAGAAGGACGCAGAAGCCGCCAGTCCTACACTTGCCGGATTGAAGGGCAAACGCTTTGTCACAATGTCCGAGAGCAACGAATACGGCAAACTGGACGAGGAGAAAATCAAACAGCTTACAGGTGGTGAGGAAATCTCCGCTCGTGCGTTGTATCAGTCGGCAATCACCTTCAAGCCGCAGTTCACCTTATGGCTTTCCTGTAACGACCTTCCGATGGTGACAGACAAGTCCCTGTTCGCTTCCGAACGTATCAAGGTGGTGGAGTTCAATCGCCACTTCTCCCCGGAGGAACAGGACACTCACCTCAAGGACGAGCTGTGCGAACAGTCCAGCATGAGCGGCATTTTCATGTGGCTGGTGCGTGGGTATATCCACTACAAGGAGCGTGGACTTGCAATGAGCGGTAGTCTGAAATCGGTTGTCACCAAGTACGAGCGTGATAACGACCTCGTATTGCAGTTCCTCGAGAACCGCTGTGAGCGTGTCCCGGAGGAAAGTTCGCCAACCGTTATCAAGGCGAAAGACCTGTACAACTCTTTCAAGATTTGGGCGAAGTCCGAGGGTGCTTATATCCTGTCGGCTCGTAAGTTCAATTCTGAAATGGAGCGTCACCCGGAGTGGTTTGACAGGAAATCGACCTCGAGTGGCTATGCAACTTACTGTGGTTTGAAATTGAAGGAGGTACTGTGATGAAGTACATGAGCGTTATCACGAACTTTGGGTGTCACTACAAATGCCCCTACTGTATCGTGAAGGAGAATAATCTTCATATCCCGAGAACGACCCTCTCCGGGTTGGATAATCTCGAGGAAGCCTTGAAAGAGAATAACTGCGACATTGTTTCTATCTCCGGCGGTGGAGACCCACTCCACGAGTACGAGAAACACATTGACTGGTATCGAAAGTTCTTCTGTATCGCACACAAGCGCAATGTTTTCTTCAACGGTAGTATGCGCCCTATTCCTGTGGAAATGCACACCAGCTACATGACTGACGAGACCGCTTTTCCATTCTATGATTGCTACCGGGTTGTGTACCATGCAAACAGTATCGACCAGCTCTCGCACATTCGCCGGACTGGTAATGAGATTGTTCGGGCAGTATTCGTGGTAACTGCGGACTACACCATCGCTGACATCATGGACATTGCCCTGTTCGTGAAAAACAGCACGGAGATTGACGAGTTGAGCTTCCGGCAGTTGGTTGATGATAAGTACACCGAACAGCACTACCTTGAGGACTATCTCCGCATGGGTCACAAGAAGCTGTGGTGGTACATCGAGCAAAATGACTACAACCTCTACTACGCAGAGAATGAAGTCAGCGGTAGATACAGGGATTTTGAGAAGGAGGTGCTGTAATGACTTTACAGGAAAAATCAGAGCTGGTACGGCTCTTGAACCTATACCAAGCTGACCTTCTCAATCAGAATCAGAAGAATATTGAGAACGGCAGAACCGAGTATTTTGTTCCCGGCGTGAAAGCACAGTATGAACACGCCCGAATTATCAGCACGAAACTCTCTGTCGAACTCGGCAAGGGTATTAAGTCATGGTGGGAGGTATAACTATGGAAATGGTTTGCAAATGCGGCGGCAAGGAGTTCTTCACCGAAGAACACGGCAATCAGACCGGGCTTTACTGCTCCGCTTGTGGTAAGTGGCAAAAATGGCTCAAGAAGGACGAGATACGACTTTTCAATCATGGTGTCAAGGTGGAGAACGCTTCTCTGCTGGAACGTCTCAAGGCTCGTATCGAGGAGAGTGCAATCAAGGTATCTACCGTCAAAGCTCCGCACACCTACATGAAAGCTGTCGGCACGAGGGAGCTTGAGAAGATTCTCGAGGAGGAGCTGGGAAATGAAGACACGAAACGACATACTTGCTGAATACGTCCGCAGTCGTTACCCCGAGATTGAGAAGACCTTCGACTTTGCCGCCTACTCTGCTGGTGTGGCTCTTAAAGAGTTCGGCAGATGTATCAAGGAAGCGTTCGGAGGTACTGATAAGGAGGTAGACGATGTTTGCGATTCAGAACATTAAGACCGGGAAGTTTTTGTATGGCACAGACTACCGATACCGCCCTCCTCACCAGCGTACCAGCAACACGAAAATGCTTACTTACAGCTCAATCGCAGAAGCCGCACACGACTTTTGGGTTAAGAGGAAGTGCGGTAAAGATTACAGAATCGTTGTGCTGAAATCGGTGGAGGTTAAGCGAGTGATTGACTACTACGAGAGCAAAAACTTCATTTAACACAAAGCGGATAAGTATTTATCAAAAACGACATTTACCAAACTATCTGAAAAGGATTGAAAAACAATCTTTTCATAAGAACGAGTTATTCTTATTATTACAGTAGTTAAAGTAGCTGTTCTCAAGGTATTGCGTGTAACTTCCTTTATATAGAAAAATCCCTATATATAGAAGTTATACGCAAAAACCGATTTTCAACTACTTCTACTACTGCAATAAGAATAAGAAGAAAGGAGACTGAAATGGATATAGATAAGCTGTTAGCAGACAGTTCCGAGGAGACTGTTGCGACTAAGGAGACTGTTTCCAGCGAGGAGAATGTCGGAACGAAAGCCGTTGCGACTACTGGAAAGAAAGAGACAAAGCCTAAGAAGAAAGGTAAGCCCCGAGGAGGTAATAACTGGTTGAAGCCGGAAAACATCGCTCCGGGGCTTGAAGCTGGTGATAACACGAAGTTCCTCTCCGTCAATATGGCGTTGATGAATATGCCGGACATTGACATGGAAAATCCGTTGGAGGTGCAACAGCGACTTTCCGACTATTTCGCTCTGTATGCACAGTATGACATGAAACCTACGGTTGTAGGTATGGCGATTGCACTGAACGGACACAACAGACAGTGGCTTTATGCGGTTACACATGATGTTGCGACAGGAGGTTCGGGATATAAGACAGCGTTGCCGCCGGAGGTGGCGGTCGTAATAAAAAAGGCGTACTTTTTGCTCGAAAATTTGTGGGAAAACTATATGCAAAGTGGCAAGGTCAACCCGGTAGCTGGTATCTTCCTCGGCAAGAACAACTATGGCTATCAAGACAAGACCGAGTACGTTCTCACACCAAACCAGCAGAACGACAACGACTATTCCGCTGATGAAATCAGAGAACGCTACATTGCAAGCGACCAGCAGAAGCGACTTTCAGCAAGCAACTCTGACGAGGACACAAGCGACTAAGCGACTTTCGCCCACGCTCCGACTTTCCGACTATCAGCCGAGCGACTTTCGACTATCGACTTTCGACTATGAAACTGCTCCGGGATTTCCCGGGGCTTTTTCTATGCAAAAATTCACGGAAATTTTCAGAAAATCAGCCGGACACGGCACTCGCCTCTTTACCTCTTTAATGTATTAAAGCAAAATGCACCCCGGGCGGCGTGGGTGAATGTGTCCGGCGGCGTTCCTTCTATATAATGCGAATTTTGCACCCGGTGCAATTCGTAAATTTAGAATTTATGTGTTGACAATTCGTATAATAAGAATTAGAATAACAATAACAGCACAAACAAGATAAACAACCAACACGAAAAAGATAAATATTTATCTGAAAAGTATTGACAAACAATCTTGAAAGTGTTATTGTATAGTCAAGGCAAGACAAGAAACAACACTAAAAAGATTATATGGAGGTTTTCAAAATGAAAAGATATGAATTAGCACCGAACGGAACACAAAAAAGTTTCTATGGAAAAGCCGTTGTTGAAATTGACAACGCCGGGAATGAAACGCTTTACAGCTATAACACCCCTATTATAAAGCGGCTTGTAAATGGTTCGCTTGTTAGGTTGTGGGGCGGTTGGAGTAACACAACCGGGAAACATATAAAAGCGTTTTGCGGTTTGAATAAAGCCGGGTTTATGGGGCTTGAACACGAACCAACGCCACAAGAAAAAGCGGCGGCGTATAACGGTACACTTTACAGATGATAGAACGGAGGAAAAGAAAATGAAAGTTAAAACCACAAGAAAAGCTATTGTAAACGGTTCTTATAATGTTAAATGCGCCGGGTATTGCGATTTGTCTCACTTGTTAAATAATCATTCGCCCATTGCGTACACTTGCGGCGTGTACGGTTGGAATTTTGACGTTTACGAGGTTTACGGCGTTACGATTTGTACAGGTTATAGAAATATGCCGGGTGCAAGGCTTCAAAAAATTAGTGAATACGAGGAAAAAGCCCGGGCTATTTTGAGTTGGGAAGACAAACGCCCATTTGAAGAAAAGCAAATAGCCGTTGAAAACCTTTTGAAAGAATTTTGTAAATTGAATGGGGGCGTTATTTATGAATAAATACAGCTTTACGAACAACGGCAAAACGTGGGAACGTATCACGAAAAAGCAAGCCCGGGCGGCTTATAACAACGGTTTAACCGTTCTGTTTTGCCCGGTGAATATGCGCCCCTTTACGCCGTGGCATTTAGAAATTGACGTAAACAAGAATTTTGAAGGTTATAACGGTGTTTCTTTTGAAAAAGCCGTGAACGCTTTTGAAATTTATAATTGCACCGACAACGAAACCGGGCGTTATACGGCGTTTTATATCCCGGTTGTAACGGTTGACAGATTCACCGGGGAAACGCCCACGGCGTACACGTTGGGAACGGTCAAACAATATGATTATAGCGTTATGGAGGGTTGAAAAATGAAAAAATTTGAAAGTTTGTGCAATGAATACCGGGAAAATAAGCGTTTAATTGAAGAATTGCAAGCTATGAACGATTCTATAAAATCAGATATTCTTGCAATCATGGGAAACGATGAAATGCACGTTGAAGGGGCGGCAAAGGCCACTAATAAAACGGTTGTTTCAAGTCGTTTTGATTCAAGCGGATTCAAAAAAGAATACCCGGATTTGTTCACAGAATACAGCCGGGAAACAAGTTATAAACGCTTTTGTGTTCTGTAAAGGGGGTTATATTATGACACATTATAAATTTGTATCGTGGGACGTTCCCGCATTTGAAACAATTTTAACTGGACGTATTCCGGCGGCGTTGCTTGCCGCTGATAATGGGAATTTACAGCCGTTGAAAGATTTACACATTGCAACACAAACCCCGGTTTATAAGTGTTCCGGTTGGTGTATTCCTTTTGCGGAATATATGCGCCGCTTTTGGGTGAAAACAAAATATTACGGCATTATTGAAATGTACGCATTGAATAAAACAGATATTAGAAAAGAGTTGAAAAGTAATGTAATTGAAATTATGGAGGTTAAAAAGAATTGATAATATTATGTATTTTAATTTTTCCGTTTGTTGTGTTAGCTGATTTATTAAAAATGAATAAATGATTTTACAGCCCCGGTTATATGCCGGGGCTTTTTCGTGCGTGTACCGCCGCCCGGTAAACGTAAAACATAATCAAGAATAGCCGCCCGGGTATACGTGGCAAGCCTTGAACGCTTGTAAACGTGTCCGGGGCTTGTGTCGTTCGTGGGTGTGGGTGCATTGTGTCCGGCGGCGTGGGTTGTTCGGTTGCTTGCGTCGTTGTGTCCGGCTTGCGTTGTGGAGCGTTGTGGGGCGTTTCCAGGGGCTTTTGTTCGTGGGTGTATGTTTTTTATATGGGTTTACCGTTTCCGGGGCTTGTGGCGGCGTTTTCGGGGCTTGTGGGTACACCCCCCGGGGGGGATTGACAAGGGGCGAAACCGGGCGAGGGAGTACGCTGAATATTCTCAAAAATAAAAAGACCCTATAAAAGATAATTTCTTATCCTATCAGTGTTGACAATCTTCCTTTCTCGTGCTATACTCGTATCACAAACAATAAACAGGAGGTCAAAACATGGTTAAGAATAACATTGAAGTTGATGTAAAGGTGAAGCTCCTCGAAGCTGGGAAGACACAACAGCAGTTGGGTGAAGAAATCGGCACTACTGGACAGTACATCAACCGAGTTCTCAAGAAGAATGGTGGAATCGTGAACGATACCTTCGTGAAAATGATGGACGCTCTCGGTTATAACATCGTTCTCACCTACGAAAAGAAGGATTGAAGTAGTTAAAGTAGTTGAAAACAGC